ACTGGACATCTTCGGTCGCTTCTGCAAACCCGATTATGTCGGGCACGCGGCTATTCAGCATGAACCCCGCTAATTACATTCCCTCGTGTGGGAGGTACCTTTATATCAACTGGTATTACCCGAAGATCACGGATTTGACGCTGACAGGATATCAGGCCCAGACAATTTGGACTGTGTATGAAGCCCCCGCGCCATGGGGACCTTGGACGCAAGTTCAGAGTAAGACTTGGAATGTTGCGGGGGCATTGGGTCTCTACAATCCAAACATCATCCACAAGTCTATCTCAACCGATAATGGTCATACCGTTATGATTGCAACGACCGGAGATTTCGCCAACCAGAACAATCAGACTGGCGATTACACGCTGCATCTGGTACCGGGCGTGGTGAACAATTAGGAGCCACTTGCGCGGGAGTGATCTGCCTGCCATCGTATACCCTTGATATTGCTCAAGGGCACAGATCGCACATGACGTTCAAAAATAATGATCTCTCTGGGATCGAAGCGTTGCGCTTTTTTTGCAGCATCACCGTGGTGATCTATCATTATCCAATTTTTTTCTCATCTGCAACGCGCCCATCGCCCTTGCCCGACCTACTTTCCGGGTTCTATCATTACGGACTTTGGGCCGTTCATGTTTTTTGGATGATCTCAGGATTCATCTTTTACCGCAACTACGCTGATCGCATCAGGACACGAGTCGTCGGGTTCGCAGACTTCTCCTTTTGGAGATTCTCACGCTTATATCCACTGCACCTGTTGACACTGCTGATCGTCGCCGTTGGTCAGTTGGTTTATGGAGCAACCCATGGCAACCCGCTTCTTTACGACGCAAGCTGGTCTTCCTTTGTTTACCAGCTTTTGTTTGCTTCGAATTGGTTCCCGTGGCAGACCTACAGTTTTAACAGTCCGATCTGGAGCGTGTCAGCCGAGATCCTTACCTATGTTGCTTTCTTTTTTGTAATTAGATTTTCCGGTGCTGGTCTCTTTATGTCGGCGATCATGTGCGCGTTAGCCACGATGGGTTCGGCATACTTGAAACGGCATGACATGGATTGGTTCTTTACCTTTAACGTCTTCGATTGCGCAGCATTCTTTTTCGCAGGCGGCATTGCCGAGAAGCTCTTACGACAAGGCGTTTTTGCCGTAATCGCGGCGGTCGCTGCGGTTCTCACATGGTTTCTGATCGCCAGCGGGGTCAAGGTTGCCGATAGCAAATCGGTTATGATTATCGCATTCGGTCTTGTTGGCGCCTTCGGCAAGCTCGGTAACGTCTCAGTCCTCAAGCCCGCGATTGTACTCGGCCAGGCGACATACTCGTCCTATCTTTTGCATTTCCCGATCGCACTATTCATCGTGATCATCACCGACGCGCTTGGGGTCGACCGAGCAATATTTCTCAGCCCCGTTGCATTGATTGGTTTCGTTGTAGTCGTCATTGCATCATCATTTCCTGTATATCGCTGCTTCGAGCGACCAACCCAAGACTGGTTGCGAGCGCTCTTTGCGCGGAAGGCGCAGTTTGCCCTCCAGTCGCGCAGCATTAGTTGATTCAACGGGAGATTATTAAAGTCCCATCACTCCCTCAGGGGCGGCCAGGAGGCGCCGGTATCGGCATCCAGTGGGTCACGCCGTTAACGAATCCCTCGCCGTCCGCGGTCCAATAATTTCCATCTCCAAACCAGTTAGCGGTGTACCAGTCGCGCCAATCCGCATCAGCCACAAACTCTTGTGTGAGTCTATGCTGGCCCCAAACAAGCGCGCGCTCGGTGTCTTTAGGTAGCTCGGCTATCGGAATTGGTTTCATAAGACGCATTCCCTCATTGGCCAGCAGGGATGGGGTGCGGCGCCCGTAGTTGCCGGATGATATTGGCCGTCGTAGCCCATCCGGTCCTTTCATATAGGCGCTCAAGTTCTCTCAGTGCGATCTCTCGTTCGATCCGCAGGTCAGAAATTTGCCCCTCATAGCAGGCGGCGCAATGATCTTTGCCAATCGGGCGCCAGCCCCCTGGGCAGGTTGGGCAAGGTTCGACAGGATTATCCTGGCTTCGGATATCATCGTATGGCTGGCCTGTTACCTTGCTTGTCATGGCACTTTTCCTCTTCGCTTATCAATCAGTAATCCCCGTCCTGCAAAACGAATGCCTGGGGTTCGGATGTCTGGATCTCGCGCAACGTGAACGGCTTGTTCCCGCTCAGGCCGTGCGATCGCAATTCGAGCTGTAGCAGCCGGCGCGCGATCTCTTCGCTTGGCGCTACTACGACAGACGCGCCGCCAACCCAGTGGCCATCGTGGTCGGTGCAGGTGAATACCTTCATGGCTGGCTCACGTCCTGTTTAGCATTGGTTAGGTGCGGCAAATGCCAACCGGGTATCGCCGCGACTCACCCGTCAGATAGAAATTCTCATCCCACCCGATGCTGATGTAGGGCGTCCCGTGGCCCTTGGCGGTCACTCCAAAGGGCCTCGTCTTGCCGACACGATACATCAACTCGGGTTCAAGTTCGCTCACCCAGAGGCCCAGGGCGCGCCGGATACCTTCTTCCAGATACTCGCGCTCGGCCCTTACCACTTGCTCAAAGAAGGAATCGCGGATCGACGGCATAGGAGCGGCCATAGCCGCCTCCAGATATTCTTTCGAAATCGTCCAATTTCCGCTCGATAATGCCATCTTATCCTCCGTGCCTGCTCAAGATCGCGAGACTGGGGCAGCCCAAGCCTGCGCGGATGAAAGATGTCGGAACGATGCCTGCCACGACCGATGTCCGTTGGCTGCGATCCAGTAAACGTGCCACCGACTGCGGAAGCGAGATTTTATAATTGTCATCGTCATGGGCATCTCTTATAGTTCGTTGTCCTTGCTGAAGCGCGGTCCCGGCTCGTCCGGGTTAGATGGGGTCAGCGCGCCTCCTAACGGCGGTAGTTCGTGGGTTCGAATCCCACCAGCAGGGGCTCTCCTCAAGAGCGCGAGAGCGCGGCGCGCCCGCTATAAAACCTGCGGGCATTCTCATTGCGAACCCCGGCCTCCGTCCAAAGCTCCATTGTATCATGGCATTTTGGGCAGCGGTCGAAGTCCCCGAAGCGCTTGCTGCCGTCCGCAGGTTGCAGGACTTCGCAGTCAGGGCAGAACGAGAAAAGGTTCATGGTCATTTCGGCCACTCCGCTCCGAAGATTGCGCTCTGCAGTTCGGCAAGCGAAAACGTCTTCGGGTCCATACCGTCGAAGTTGACGCGGCTTAGGAGGATGTTGAAAAGCCATCCTGTTGCAAGCCCGTCGATTGCATCAAGATACTCGGCCTTGTGGGTTTCGTTCTCCCACAGCTCGACGTTGGTATTCCCAAAGCGATGCCAAAGGGATATCGCGGCCTGAAGGCGGGCCTCAGTCATGGGTCTTTCCCCCTTCGATTTCAGCAGTGACATGGCAAACCATCATTGCAGCTTCCATCGCAACGATCCCCTGCCGCCATTTGCCGTTGGTTTCGCATATCTCGAACGCCCTTGCCGTAGCCGTCTTCCTCGGCGCGGATCAAGGCTTGCCGATGGTCAGCCTCTAGCGTGTAGATGGACCGCATCACGTCGCTGTCTTCTGCCCGGTGGCGGCTTATTTCCTCTTCCAGCCTACGGATGTAGTGGATTAGATGCTTCTCGTGGCCCGCTATCTTGCAGGCGGGCACATCCGCCTCACACGAATTGAACGCGCCAAAGTGCTCGGCGGCCTCATGTTTAGTGGTGAAAACGTCGTCGCAGAAGAAGCAGCGCCAGTGTTTACGAGCCATTTTGCCTCAGTCCCTCGATGTTCGGTCAGCCATTCGTCACCATCGGGCTACTCTTCCCATCCGTGGGCCAGGGCATCTTCTTCGGTGATGTCGCCTTCGCCCTTGCACCATTGGCAGTCGAACCACGGCATATTGCTCTGAGGGCCGTGGGTGACGCCCTGTCCTCGACAGTTGGGGCACTGAACCATACGATCTCGCGTATAATCTGGGTTTATGCGGTCTCGCGTATAAACCATTCTGCTTCTCCTTCTTTGGGCGACTAAAGCGCGCGTGTCGGCGCTGCCTACTGATTAGCGAGAGTGGCTAAGTCCCGCATAGCGGCGGCTATTGCTTCATCCAGTGTTTCAGCTTCGGCCGCCGCTACATGGATGCCGCTCTCCGCGTCGATGATCTGGACGGCGTACAGTGGCTCGGCCGGCTTGAGGCGGCCTTTAGCAGCCATCCAGAAATAGTTCTCAGGAATCGCCGCGAACGGGTCGAGCATTTAGTACCTTTCTGCCGCGTGGCGGCGCTCTCCTTGCCGAATCTCTAGACTGCGCGCAGCCCGAGCCGCTTCATTTGCTGCTGGATCATCCAGGGTAGCGTTTGCCGGATGTCCGTCGCCCATTCCGGGCGAACGTAGGTCCGCATCGCCTCCAATTGCTGGATCAGGTTCGAACATGTGTGGCCGTCTTCCGTGTGCCAGCCGGCGGCGCTGCCGCGGTGGTGAAGATCGCGGCGGGTGTTTTCAAAGTCGAGATTGATGTCGTTCATGGTCCCAAACCCTTCAATAGCTGTTCAATAGTAAAACCGGCTTCGTTCCGGCTGCGTTCGTGGGCCGTTCGCGATCGGCGATGTGCCGAAACGCCTTATTTTATTGGCAAAATGGGGCAGGTTCTATCGTTTACACCGAGAGGGTCGGCGGTTCGAATCCGTCGCCGCCTACCAGTTAACTAGCTGAAGATGTGTTCCTTTATCGTCTTTACGCGCACCGATCCGCGCCAGTTCATTCTCATTCAATCGAACTTCAATAGCAAATAGCTTGCGGGAGCACTTGGCCTGCACCTGTTGCATGACAAAATCCGTCGCCAGTGCCACGTCAGCCAGGTACTCCGGATCGAACGCCTCGTAATTGTCCGTGGTCCGCGAGCCTTCCTTGACTGCGTGGCCCAGCCATAGCGATCGCTGCTCGCGCGTGACGCCGCGGCAGTAGCGCTTGACCATCGTCGTCATGAAATGCCGGAAGCACCCCGGCGTCAGCCCGACCTTGGCCAGCGCCTTCTTTGGGTCAGCGACCGCCTCGCCCTGAAAGACCAGCAGGGGCCCGTCGCCCCATTTGTCCAGCCAGCCGCCCAGGCAGCGGGTTTCCGTTATCATCGGCCGGCGCTTGTTGGTCTGAGCTCGGTCCGGCGGGTTGATATAGATCAGGCCGCGCTCGCGCTGCACCTTCGGGTCGAACTCGGCGACTGCTTCCGGCCGGGCCCATGTGTTGAGGGCGAGGATGGCAAACCGGAACAGGTGTTCCAGTTTCAGCTTGTCCAGCGCGGCCGCCATGTCCTCAATCGACAGCTTGTTGTGGCGCGGCTTGGACTCGGGGATCTTCAATTCCTTGGCGATGCGAGCTCGCTTGTAAACGAACTTCGGTGCATGCGTCATCAGGGCGGTTTCGACCGGCTGGCCGAACGGGTCTTTCCGGACCTTGACCTGCGTCATCTCGTTGAAGGCGGCGCAGATCACGTCAAGCCGGCGCTCGATCGAAGCCGGGGTGTGGCCGAACGAGCTCCGAAGCCATCCCGCGAATTCCTTCTGCCGGGCAGGGGTCCAGAACGATACCGGCGCCATCGGATTTTTGACGTGCTCGGTCAGGTATTGGTTTGCGAGCTCGCAGGCTCGGTCAGCATCCGACGAGCTCCGGATCGTGGTGGCGTGGCCGTCCAGATAGTTGGTGAGCGCTGCGACCGTCATGACTTGACCAGGGCCGGGGATTGCCCCGTCTTTGGTGGCCGGGGCGGAAAGGACGAGGGCAGAGAGCTCGATTTTTGCCGCTTGCCAATCCGTTGTGCCAAGTGTTCGACGGCGGACAATGCCAGCTCCGGCGTCATACCGGCAGGCATAGACAAAGCCGCCGCGGGTGGGGTGCGGTCGATCGAGGTAGAACCCTCCGATCTCGAAGGGATCGTCTCCGGCGAGCTCGGGGGCGGGCTTGGCTGGCTTTGGCTTGGCGCGGCGCATGTGGGCCCCTTGAGATACGTCCGGTCGATGTAAGTCTGCACCTGTTCGGCGGTGTAGCAAGGGCCGTCCTTGAAGGCGTAGAACTCGATCAACTGCTTTCGGCGAGCTTTCCGCAACTCTTTGGCCGTCAGCATGGGCCAACGGGCGACAACATCGAGCTCGGAAATGTAGTCCTGCGGGTTGACCATGGCGGGATTATTCGCCCCCGCCGGTTTTGACGCCACTGGAATCCGCGGCCTGCGACGACTGCGCGCGTGGTTGCGCCTCTCCCACAGGATGGAGGATGGCCTCATCGATCATGGCCTGCCAAATCCCCGCGTTGATATCGGGGAAATCTGGCTGCATGGGCTCATTCGGCTCTAAACTGGCCGCCCAAGCAGCGTCATGCATCGCGGGTGTCGGCTCTCTCATCGCTTCCATGGCAGCGGCGGCCAAATGGTGGGCAACTGCCGGATGGACCGGATAACCACGCTCGCAAGAGCGTAGCCTTATCGCCTCGGCAACCCTCTCGATCATCTCACTCATGACGGCTCTTTCTGTGACACAGCACCACGACGCCCATTCGACCGCCGCAGCCAGAAATATTCCTGCCACGACACATCCTCAGCCGTCCGGCAGATATGCCCGCACCAATCGCAGCTATCGACTAGCAGCATGAATGTCTTGGCGCGCGAGTAGGGGCCAATGCGCTTGCGTGTGGCATAGTGCCGGCACGGGTCGCCGTCGATACCTACCGGACCAATGTAGTTGAATGGTGCCCATGCGGCGTCTGGATGGCTCACGGCTGGGACTCCCCCGATCCGGACACAGAGGCGAGGGAGGCCCGAATGCGCGCAATCTCAATATTCCCAACGCAGGTATCGTCGCTAGGATTGTCATAGATAAACGACCCCAGCATCCCGCAGACTGGACAGGGCGTGTTTATGTCCAGCGTGAAATCATTATCCTCAAATGGGCATTTACTCATTGGCGATCTCCTGTGGATACCGCTTAGCGTGCTGTTTGCAGTATTCGCCGCCGGGGCCATGGCCGCGCTTGCGGGCGCACTGCCCCGGTATCGGGGCGCGGGTCCACGTCGGGTAAACGCTTTCAACGCATCGCGTCACGTCCTCCGGCTGGCCTCGGGGGCTACCTGCCCATTGACCATAGCGCCGCATTCCAGGCTTTCCGTCCGGGGTCATTTTGCCTCACTGTTGTTTGCTGGGCGCGAGAGGGCGAGTGCCCTGATATCGGCAGCGATCCCAGCTTTATCGACCAGCCACATGCTCGGGGTCTGAATGGTGGGCAGTGCCCAATGCTCAACGATGCGAGCGCATTCATCGATTATCGCGTCGCGGTCGCGCAATGCCGAGATAATTTTGTCAATATTTTCGGCCACGCAATCGAAGAATTTGCCCTCAGTCTCGGCGCAACAAAGTCTATTCAATTGATCCGCCAGCTTTTCATCCATGATCGCCCTCCTCACGGTGATGCGAAGGGAGGGCCAGACCCTTGGCTTGCTTTGCAGCGTGCCGGCGAAGCCATTCTTCTTGCGGAATTTTCTGAATGCGGAAGAACTCTTGGTCTGCTGCGTCGTCGGCATTTACCAGGATGGCTTTGGAGAGTAGGTCTAGCGTCAATTGGGCTTGGCCCATCTCCTTCACCACATCGCCGCGGGCGCTGCTGTAGACCCGTTCTACTAGGCCGCTGGCTGCAACCGGGTTGACCCCGAGTGCGTGGGCAAGCTCGATAGCTTCTTCCAGAAAGCGCATGGCGCGTTCCTCGGAATGCAAGGCCACTGGCCCAAACATTTTAACGGCCCAATCGAGAGCGCGTGACGGTCGGTCGAATGTGGTCATGTTGCCTCAGTGTTTTGGTGAGCCGGAGAGGGCGCTGATGCCTCATCGAGATATCGCAGCTTCCATGTCGGGTGGAACGGCATGGTGTGCTTGACGCCATCAAGGCGAATGCTGAGATGGCTGCCGCTTGTGCCGCAGATAGTCCCGAGTTGCGGCTTGCTCTCGCCCGTATACTCGACGCGCCCTCCGACCTTGGCCGGCACGCAATAGTTCTTCCTGACCCAGGCGATGCTCATGGGGACTTTTCCTGCGTGGAGGTCATCGCGAGATTCATCTTCTCGCATTTAGGCGTGCTGCCGTTCCAAAGGATCGAGGGCGCGAAGATCGGAAGGAAGATCGGGGCCAGCACTAATCCCTCAAACGCCATCGGCTTGCCGCAAACGCTTTGAACCTGTGTGTTCCAAGCAAAGGTAAGGAAAAGGCCGACAGCGAGATATGCGAGGATCCACCTCATGCCTCGCCCTCGCGCTGGGTCGATGACACCGAGGGGCCGGCGAGTAACTTGGTGAAATGCTCGTCTATGCAGCTATCGCAAGCCTCCCAGTAAGGTCGGCCGTGCGAGCATTTGGCATGTGGCCCTTGTTCGGCTCGGAGTTTACGCGCGTGAGGGTAGTTTCCATCCAGATAATCCTGGATGCCCTTGCGAAGCCGTTCCGGCTCTTTCTCAGCGTAGGCGGCACCATGCAACCGCTCGATCTCCGCATCCCGGTTTGAAAGCAGCGCGTGCAGGAGCTTATTGGCTTTGCTCAGGTCTTCCGTCTCGGCGTTACTGGCGGGCTGCGGCGCGGAGCGGGCAGATGATCTAGCGGCAACAAGCTCCTTGCGGCGTTCGTTGAACATTGCAATAATTTCAACCCAGGCATCCATGCTGCCATGGCTCACGCGCCGCAAAAGCTCTGCCAAGTCTTCCGCGTCGCCTTGCGGGCTGGGCTCTACGGGCGGGGGTGAACTTTGTGTGGCCAGATACTGCGCGCACATCCCCTCGACGAACGCTCGGCGTAAGTGCTCCTGATCTACGCCTGGAAATCTTGCCAGCGCTATATCGGATGATGGGAGATAGCGGGGGGCGGTTGGTGAGGTGGGCAGAGCAGCCAGCAATAAATCAATCAAGGGGTCCACGTCTTCGCGAGCGTAGATCCCCTCCCATGTGTCGTATGTGTATTTTGCGATATTCTCCCGCAACACTCGCTTGATGGCGCCGCGGTCAGGCGAGGCTTGGGCAGCACCGCGGAGGGCAAACAGGCGCTCAGCCTCTCTGATGCATGCGCCTGCTAGAGGTTCGTACTTCTCCCAGCCCTCAATGCCGCGACGGTCCACGGCACCAGGGTTCTCGCCGCGGTGGGAGCATATCTCGCGGGCCATTGAGACGCGCTCTTTGTGCCGCAGTTCCTCGTGGCCAGTGGAACATCGGGGGACCTCGGTCATGCGAAAATTTCAGGTATCGTGAGCATTGATAAATCCCTTCAGTTGCTGCGTTATTTTGCCGGAGCCCGGCTAGGACCCTTCAGCACCGCCAGACCGCGGCGCTTCGGCTGATCCACGTCGCCCAGGAACCAACCGACCGCGCAGAACTCGGCCACGAATCCAATTGATGCAATGACGAGAAGCCAGGGTGAGCCGTGCATCACATCAACCCCTTGATCGTCGCCACGATGCCAATGACCATGACGGCAATGAATTGCGCGCTAAAGAGTATGACAGCCCCACAGACAAACCAGACGATTGCGATTTGAAGCCAGCGGTAGCCGTCAGTCATCGATTTCTCTCCGCATGGACGATCTCGCCATTGAACTTGCGCCAGCTTCGGATTGTGCGGGGCTTCTTGATCCCGTTGTGCCGATCCTGGATGCGTTTTGTCTTCGCGATCAGCGGAACGTCATGCTTGGCTGTCTTCTCGCCGTGGCAGGCGTGGCAAAGCACCTTGCAATTCTCCAAGGTCGGCTCGCCACCCAAGCCATCGGCGATATCGTGATCGAAATGAAACTTATGGCCGAACAGTGCGCCGCAAGCCGGGTTCTCACATTTCTTGCCCGCGCGCTTGAGCGCCAGCCGCTTCACTTCCTTTTTGAACTCGCGCCTCATGCGGCTTCTGCCTCCGCAAGTTCCTTCGTCTCGACGCCGATCAGCTTCGCCACGATTTCCATGATGGCTTCTTTGCTCGCCTGGAAATCCTTGGCGCCCATGGCTTTGCGGGACTGGCTCTTGGCCGTGAAACGGGTTACCGTCGCGGCGTTGGTGACGACGATTGCGAACTCATCGATAGGCTTAATGAACGCGGCGACGCGCAGAGCTTCGGCCCGCGAATTACAGGTGATGGTGTGGCTATCGCAGTACCCGGCCTTGATCAGCGCAAACTTGCGCAGATGCTCCGCAGTCGGGAAATCATCCGCCATCGCCTCGGGGAGGCTCATCCACGCATCATTCAGCCAACCGAACTCGTGGTTATGGCTGGCTTGGCTCCGCTGATAATGCGGGACCATCATGTAACGCTCGCCGACGACATACTCCCTGTCGGCGTCACGGGGGCGCAGAGGCTTCATTACCTCGCCGTCCCACGCGAATGCTATCGGGCGATGATAGGTCATGCTGCGACCCGTTCGCCATAGATGCTGTTAAGCTCGGAAAGCTTGACGGCCATTTCCAGAAGGAACGAAGCAATCTCGGATTCCAGTTCCTTGATCCGCGCGTCGTCGCGGGGCACGCGCTTGATAAACAGGCGCATATTCTCCGGCATCCGGGGATCATACGAAACGAAGTCGCAAAACTTCCGGCCCGTGCAGGCCATCTGGAATTGCATCTGCGTTTCGTATTTTGACGGCACGGCCTGACCGAGAAGCGTCTCCAAATGCGTCGCCGTATTTGGGCACTTGATCTCGACCAGACCGTCGTCATCCACCAAGCCGTCGGGGCTGCACCCGGCTTGGTCGATCTTGGCATGGGGAACGAACGCGACTTCGGAAACGGTCACGCCCTGATAGAACTCATACGCGGCGCGGGCCTCGGGCTCCGTTTCCGTGCCATGCTGCATCGCCGCGTTGGTGTAGGCTTCCGCAACGGTATCGGTTAGGCGCTCCGCGATCAGTTGAGCCATGTAGTTCGCGCGGCCGGCGCCGTATCCGCTCTTGGTCCTGCCAACCACGTCAGAGACGCGGGAGGCTGTCACCTTGCCGAGACGCAGGGCTTTCCACTCGTCAGAGCCTTGGATGATTTCGCTCATTTCGCGGCCCTTTTCTTGTTGAGAGCGGAAATGGCGCGGTCGAAGTCTTTGACTTTAATGTCGGCGAAACCGTCCACCTTGAAGTACCGGCAGAAAGCCTCTTTGTCGGCGCCGACTTCATCAGCCAATTCAACAAGCCGCTCAACCTGTTCAAGGTTGACGGTTTCGCCGAGCCCTGCGGCTTTGCCATCGTCGTCATTGGAGGCAGCGAGCCCCAAGGCCTGGACAAGCGTGTAGCGCTGCAAATACGTAAGCGTCGATCCGATGCTGTGAATGGCACTCTTGTTGCCGCTGCTATCGGGCGGGCCGGAGAGGGTGTTTTCCTCGCTGTGCCCATGGCCGAACAGAACGCAAGTGACCGTGATGGCCTTCTCGGTCTGCACGGTGCGGAACCGATACGAAAGACCATGCTTGCCCAAGATAGGATCGACCACGGCGGCGATGGCTGCGAAGTCGGCATATTTCTTGTCGTTGTGGCCCTTGGCGTTGCGCGTGATCGGCGGAATCTGTGCCTTTGCGGTTGCTACCGCTTCGTCAAAAGCCTTGCGGGCCTGCTTGATTTCGGCCTTATCGCGCATGTCCATCAGCTTCAACATCTTGTCCATATCGACGGATGGATCACGCGCGGCACGCTCGATCATGTGGAGCACTGCGGCGGTTTCGGAGCGTTCAACCGGAACGGGCTCGGAAGGGCCTTGGATGGTAAGAGGTTGGTTCATTGCGCTTCCACTTCCTGAACGGGCGCCATATCAAAGGCATTACATGTGAGATTGACGAAGGTCCGCAGGTTGAGTTCTTCCTGCGCTGGAAGCGTTCCGGAGCGGATCAGCCGCTCGCAATACGTGGTCAGCCGCGCGACTGTTTCGCGCTGGAAATCGGGAGCCATGCCGGTTGACTTGATGGCATCGGGGTTGAAGGCGCCGAGCGTGCGATATTCAATGGCCATACCAGTCCTCCGATATCACCGCAGCGCGGTCGCTGTTGTCGCGGGCTTCAAGATCGTCAGCAGCGGCGCGCAGCAATTCGGCATGCTTACAATTCAGGATGTTGAGAGGACGCTTGTCATGGTCCGCGATTTCCAGCATCTTCGCTGAGTTGCGCATGCAAGCGACGATATCGGTGATGCTGTAGGTTGCCATCGCCGTTACTCCGCAGCCTGAAGCGCGCGAGCCGCGCGATATTCGTCCTTCAATTCCAGTTCGGCGGCGTCGATCAATTCGGAGGTCACGTCCTCAACGAAAAGACCGTCAACGAAATGGATGAAAACAATCGACTGGTATTCGTGGGACTTGATCCGGGCAACGACTTCGCGGCGGGTGATCTCGGGCTGGACAATGGCTTCGAGGCCGAGTTTGCCGTGATCGATCATCACCACGTAGTAGCTGTGGCTGGTGCGCTGGACTTGCTCGCCTGTGCGGAGGGGTTTCATATGCTTGTGTCCTGATCTGGAAGGGCTAGGCGGCGACGATGCGAGTAGCCGCCTTGCGGACCAGCTCGGGGCGGTTGAGGGAAGAAGCGCGCTTGCCAGCAGCGGTCAGAACGAACTCACCGCGAACCTGCTTGACCGAGTAGCCGTACCAGCAGTGATCAAGGCCGGGCTTGTTGGTCTCAGTGACCGAGTAGAGTTGGTTGGCTGAGGTTTCGATGATGGTCATTGTGCGTCCCCGACTTGCTGATGACGAGAAGCTACATGGTGTAGCGACACATGTCAACACATAGTGTAGCGATTTTTGAAAATAGTTTTGGCCTTCCGAGCGGAAAACCTATCTAGGGTCTGCTAAGATGATGGTTTTTAAGCGCAATTTGCGCTTTACAATGATTGACTGAATAAAGGGCTGATCGAGGCCAACGATAGAAAAAAGCGATCTGAGGGCTTGTTCTTCGGTTTGACAGGCAAAAAAGGACTGTTCGGCGACTAGTTGCTTCGGCCCCCCGAGTCCCAAAGAGACCGTGAGAACGCAGTTATCATAACGCTGAATAAGACGGTCGCGTTGTTGCTCGGCTGGCGTTGGGCTTTGTGCAAAGCCAGAAACGGCAAAAACAAGGACGAGCGGACACCCCAACAGCGTGTTGCGGGCCATGCGGTTCATCTCGTCACCGCTTTTTCAGATTTAAAATGGCGTCTATGGCTTTCGCCTTGAATGCGGCACTTTCGCCCCTGATCAGGTCATCGAGGCTGGCTTCGGCCAAATCGTCATCATCGCCATAGATTATCCAGCGGCCGGTAAAGTTCTCGCCCTTGGCGCCCTGCTGTAGGAACCACATAGAATAGCGGGCGGCGTCCCCTGGATCAATCGTTCTGGTCCCGCTCTCATGTGCCCTATAGGTGCTTTCAGGCCATCCGGCGGCCAGCGCTGCGCTTCTGGCGGACGTGAAACTGGCTGCCAGCCTCATCATTCGAAGGCGGGAACCCTGACCCTTCCGGATTTTTTCTTCCTTTGTCATGGCTACGCAGTGTAGCAATAATTCCGCTACGTGCCGTATTGACACGTGTCGCTACCTGTTGTAGCGATATCAGCATGAATTCCTTTTCCGCAGTCATTGAAGCCTTCGGCGGCCGGTTTGCAGAAGCGATCGGCGTCGAGGAAAGCCACGCCCGTACAATGAAGGCGCGGGACTCGATTCCATCCACTCGCTGGATCGCTACCGTTAACGCAGCGCAGGAACTGGGGCTCCCGAGCATCACTCTTGAGTTGCTGGCCCGTCTCGATGCTGAGAAAAGCAAAGTGCGGGAAGGCGTTCAATGAACAGCCATCTCGCCCCGCGTGATCTTGGTCGCGATCTCGCGCCACAATGGGCCGTCCCTGAGAACGCCAACTGCTGGCATGACAATACTGCACACCGGGACCAAAACCCCGTTGCGCTGGACACATCGGATCACGCGGATCATACCGCCGCCCGCGTCCTCCAAAGCCCCGAGATGTGTGCTGAAATATTCCGGTGTTCCGAACGTGTCGAGCATTTCGCTCATTATTGTTTCCCCCCGCGAGAGAGGGAACATTCAAACATAGATGCCCGGAACCGAACATTAAACTTTCAGACTGCGGCAAAAAATTTTAGTTCCAATTTGATCGAATTCGCCAATGGTTACGCGACTCTTGGCGAACAGGCGGCTGCCTCAACATCCACCCCCGGCCATGCGGCAGCCGCCGATCAATCTTTCATATCCCTCGTTATCCAAGACAGCGTGAACCATACGATCACGATCGCCACGATCAGTACGACGGGGATCAACCACCACAAGCTCAACGGTAATCCTTCCAAGGTGAACACATGCTGACAGCTCTGTGGATTTATCTCGCGCTGCAAATCCCGCTCGGGATTGCGATCGGCAAATTCCTCAAACATCGGAGACGACAATGTTTAGCGGGCGACTGATCCCATTATGGGGGCAATCCGGCAACCAGCCGCCCGCAACGCGCGACATTTACGCGCCGCGCGATTCCATCTTAATTCCTCCCGGCACTCCGGTGCTCGAACGCTCGCAGCTCACGCAATCTCTTATCGACGTAGGCGCTGTGATCGCGGCGTTTCTGTTCATCACTGTTACCGGCGTCGGCGCTGTCATTGCGCTCGCCGTGCTCCTGTTTGTCCGTCTGTAAATACCTGACCACATTCGCGGTTGCCGCCGCGATGGTCACAAAGCTGAGTTCTTCATTATCGTTGTCGTGTGTCTCTCTCATGTCGAGCAATTAATCATGAGAGGTTTTGCAAGTGCGCAAATTGAGGCTGCCAAAAATGTCTGACGCTGCGTATCTGGATCAGGCCGCTAATTGGTCGAAAGACCTAACTCGCATGAAAGCGCGAGGCCCAGGTGACACCGAGAACGCTATGCGTCAGATCGAACGTGAATATGGCATCGACTACGGATTTCTATGGTCTCTCAGATATCGCCGGGAGAGACTTAGGACAATCAGCATCTCGGTTTACGAGAGCATCAGGGCGGCTTATCGCGCAGAATGCGGACGACAAATGCGAAAGCTGGAAAATGAAATCTCAAGGACGGAAAAGATTGCCGGGCCTGATCACCATCTGGTGGCATCGGCTCGCGCTGTGGTGGACGCGGCTAAGGGGGAATAAATGAATTTTGTTCAAATCAACTGGAGCGCGGAGCACTCGCAATTCCTCGCTGACAATATGGTCTCTGGCGGCTCCTATGCTGCGATCGCCAAAACCATGAACGATAATTTTGGCACCAGCTACACGCGCAACGCCTTGATCGGCAGGGCTGCTCGGATGGGTCTCGTTAGCAAGCACGTTCAAAAATACGCACCGCGGAAGCCGCGGAAGTACAAGCCGCGCGTTCGCAAGCCAGCTATCGAGCCACTCGAAACCATCGAGCTTCGTTGTGCTGAGATTGTGCCACTTCATGTCGCACTGATCGATGTTACCGGGTGCCGGTATCCCTTCGGAGAGGGCGCGCGGATTACGTTCTGCGACCACAATAAGCTGGATGGGTCCAGTTACTGCATAGCACACTTCCACCTGACGCGCCGGAGGTATACGTGAAGCGCGAAGAGGAACAAATTCACCGCGCGGTCATCTCGCACCTCAACGCGCGATCGATGCCGGGCGTATTCTTTTTCCATTGTCCGAATGGTGGGAAGCGCAGCAAAGCCGAAGCTGGGGTTTTCAAGGCTCTAGGCGTCCGTGCGGGCATGCCTGATCTGATTTTATTCTACCGCGCCCAGATCTTCGGACTTGAGCTAAAGGCCTCCATAGGCCGTCTCAGGGACTCCCAGAAGGCAACGCTGGACGCCATGCAGTTGGCCGGCGCCAGAACCTCGGTTGCCCATACCCTCGATGAGGCCCTGATCACCCTCGAATGCTGGGGTGTGCTGAAGCGTGATTTGAATTCCAGTATTCACCGCGTACCCGAAACATCAGGTGCGCGCGAGAATGCATGACTGACACATGGCAAAGCCTTGGCGACATCACAGCCAGGATCACCCACAAACTCATTCCAGAACCCTTCTCAGTGACGCTGCAAGCCTCGCTGGCTGCGGCTGTGCGTCGAGAGGCCGCGAAGTCCGGGAACAAGCCTGAGACCATCATAGCCGAGGCTGTGCGCTTCTATCTGGGGGACGCTGCGTAAATGACACGCTGGTTCCGCTTCTACGACGACGCACTAAACGATCCAAAAATTCTGAAACTTTCGGACAGTTTGTACAGGATTTGGGTCGGTCTTTTGTGTGTCGCCTCTAAAAATGAGGGACAGCTTCCTTCACTGGAGGACTTGTGTTTGATGATTCGCATCAAGCCCGAGAAGATGACCTCAGCTTTAGAGACCCTAATAAAATCAGGGCTAATTGACGATGACGGGGTGATTCTCTCGCCCCACAATTGGAGTGGAAGGCAGTACAAATCAGACGTTTCAACTGATCGAGTGAAACGTTTCAGAAACGGCGAACGAAACGTTTCAGAAACGCCCCCAGAGACAGAGCAGAAACAGAACAGAACAGAAGATCGTAGTCCGGTCGCAAAAGCGACGCGGACCAAACGCGATTACTCGGAAGATTTCGAAACCAACTTTTGGAAACCGTACCCACGAACCGCGATCATGTCGAAACAAGAGGCTTGGCGGGAATGGATGAAATTGGCA